CAGAGAAAAACACGAAATAAACGTGCCCAGGCGGAACCTGAGCCATTCTATCGAAGACGTCACGCAATTCTTCGATGTCAGGAGAGGAAACAAATCTAAAAGTGTAGTAACCATGGGTATACTCCCCTTCCATGGCTTTCTTAAGACTCTCAAAGGCAAAAGCGGTAGCATTGGTTCGATTTACTCCCAAATCTCCAATCCCACGCTTCTTAGAAATTCCCAACAATTCCCCAGGTTTGCCTTTGAAACCAACAGGTGTGTCGTCATCAACGCCATCTCCACCCATGTCGATAGAAGCGTTGTATGCGCGCACCCGTAATTTCCTCTTAACGTGTTGGTTCGTAACCCACTTGCGGCGGGCACAGTAGCTGTCGTCAAAAACAGCACGGTTGTAGAACCATCTCTTGTAAGTTTGTACAGAACAACGTATACGGCGGCGAAGCGTACTTTGCTGTTTCTTCAAAAACTCATCAAAGTTCTCAAAAGATTTAGGGACAGAGGAGCATAGGAAACATGATCCAGCGTCGCCGCATCCATGCGTGCGAAGCGCTATCATCCTTGCTACCATTGCTCTATTTTCCCCATTCCCTTGAGCACTATGGTTGAGTCCCAATATATTAAAGTAGGGCCCAAAAAGGGAGCGGTATTGACGTTCGTAGTCGTGTTTCGAAACAGTGAATTCAGGTGTAAAATCGGGGTTCATCACTCCCCTCTCCATATACTTGACGCACTGATTGAAATTAGCGATTAAATTGACGTCCGGCTCCTTAGGTGCAAATGTGAAATCGGGTAAAATTTTGTAGGCACCTATATAACTACATCCTGGAATTAATTTCACCCGTTTGGAGAGTCACGCAAGGGTGATGCGATCTGGGTTCGCAACAGCGACTCCCAAATGCACCGCACGAGCATTGCGCAAAACACGCAGATCCCAAATGAAAGCGGACAATGTTTCAGACAAAACAATATCTACATCACTAGAATGCATGGCAGGCATAAACTCGTATCCTTGCTTGATCTCCGCAATGGCACGAACGCGTTCATCATCACGGATGAATTGACGAGAGCTGAAAACGCTGGAACAATACTCATATAAATGAGTGTTCACGTGTCTACTCTCAAAAGCGCTGTTGGCCACATGAATGTGGCCAGGTGCCAAATATGTCCCCCTGGTGTCAATTGGGAACGTTTGGTGGTACTCTCCGAAGCGGGGCGCGTTGAAGCTCAGTATGTTACACGACAAAGCTGAATAAGCAAAATCCTGACAACTGCGCAACGCGTCAGCACTGGGAACAAGAGACAAAACGCATGGGCCACATGCGATGAAAGCCTCCTGTCGCAAATGCTGCAACATGTGCCCGGCGGCCCTTAAGTAAGGCCTCCAGTAGCACATGGAGCCGCGAGGAGCGTACCAACAAGGTAACAAGCAATTCTGAGTGATTGGCAGAAGCCACGAGCTATACATTGAAGAGCTCTCGCACCCACTAATTACTTGCGACAAGTACTGTTTAAAGCCGCTGAACAGGCAACCTAAAGTTCGCGAAGCACACATATAACTCCGAAACACGCAACCAAGAGGGCGCGCGCTAGGAATCAGACGTGTTGAAT